GCATATTCTGCATATTAGGGTCTGCTCCACTAAATCTTCCTGTAGCAGTTCTATGTTGTAATAGTCTAACATGAAGTTTGCCATCAGGTTTTGTGTAAGTATTTATACCATCAACAAAAGATGATAAGTAAGTTTCCAATGCTGACAATCTCTGTAAATCTTCTAAAAACTGTACTGCATTTGTAAGGTTATTCTTTTTAGCTATGTTCTGTAGTATAACTAAATTAGTTTTATTAACTGTAAATCCATTTGCACTAACCCACTTTGCATTTGGTGGTGTAAACTTTAGTCCTGCTATTCTACTTGTTGGATTAAAAAGATATCCTGCACCATTGCACTCAGGACAACCATTAGGTCTAGCATAAGGTGTCCCATTCTTCCTAACTTTTCTTACTTTACCTACACCATCACAGTTACGACATTGAACTGCAGTTGTTCTATAGACAACATCAGAGTTATTTTTTATAGCCTGTGCATAATCTTTGTCTGACATATAGGGTGTAAAGGAATTTGCCCACATGACTTTATCCTTAGGCTTTCTACTATAGATAACCCAAGACATTTGTTCAGGACTACTTAAATTAATAGGGGTGTCTCCCATCAGTTGTACAACTTGTTCTTTCAGTCTGTTTTCTATCTGAATTTTTTCTTGCTCAAACTCCTGTTTTACTTCTGTGAGTTTATTTTTATCTACAGAAAAACCATTCTTATATATCTTAGCTAAACATACTGACACTTTGTTTGTTAGTATAACTGAATCCATCAGCTTGGCATATTCTACTGTGTTTAATTTTCTATACAACTTATCCGAGAGTTGTTGAGTTGCCTTTAAGTCTGCTGATAAATATTCTTTTAATTCATCTCTTGGTATACCATCTACTCCAACACCTTGAGCAAAGTAATGCTTAAGTGTATCTTTCTTTTGTGTTTCTAATTCATATCTTTCTGCACAAGCCTCAAGAGATAAAGGTTGCTTAATGCCTCTTTGTATTATGTATTCAGCTAACATGGTATCAAATACTGCACCATCATATTTGTATCCACACTCCCACAACCACATCAAGTCATAGGCTATGTTATGTCCTATCAATATTGTTGCTCTGTCTAAAACTTCCTGTAGATATATTCCATCAGGCACATCCATATTAAATAAATGTTGTTGTCCATTGTCTTCCAAACAACCTACCATTATTAATTTATTTGTAGGCTCAAATGGGTCAAGATGTAACTTACCATCTCTTTTTGTTGTTGTGTTTTCTACATCAAGAGTTAGCTTCATAGATACCTCGCAGTTAAATAATCTAATTCACAATGCTGAACACCATGCCATCCTGATAACTTATTCTTAACAACATTTAAATGTCTAGCAGGACTTTCTTCCTCTCCACCATCAGGATTCTTAACTGTATCTTTTGCTATTAGAATCATTAAATCTGCCTCTGCTGCCTTACCTGTTCTACTACCTTCCATCATAGCCTGATTAAGATAAACTTTACCCTCTGCCTCTGCAGATAATTGCGACATATAAAACATGGCACACTCATGCATCTTTGCAATCTGTCTTGCATGAATTGCATTTGCCTTTAGTGCCTCATCAGGTCTAGCAAAACCACCTGCCTTTGCAAACTTATCTCCCATATCTAATATTACTACATCAGGTTTATAAGATTTGCAAACACTTTCTACCCAATTCATATCTCTTCCTGAGGCATCCTTAATAAATATGTTCTTTTTTACTGCCTCATACTTATCTCTTGCCTTATCAGGATTTTCTTTTATCTCATGCATTGTCATGCCTGTAGCTGATGTTAAGTATCTTGCACCAACTCTATGTGCTGATTCCTCATTACATAACACAACACATCTAGCACCTTGATGTGCAAACCCACCTTGTCCTGCAACAAGTGAGGCATGGAATGATGTCTTGCCTGTATTTGGTCTAGCACCTATCTCAATCAAGTGTCCTGCACTCACTCCCTCTACCTTCCTAGTCAATGCAGGAATATTAAATATCCACTTTGCCTCTAAACTATTCTTAGCTATTAAAGTTTCTAAACTCATGTCATCCCATTCAATATTTAAATTAGGTGTAAAATCATCTCCATATAATTCCAAAATATTACGAATGGGTTCAAGTGAGGATTGAGTACCATTAACATAGTCAAAGCCAATATTAGCAATGTCCTCACCAACCACCTGCTGAAATAACTTAGATAATACTTCCTGTGCGACATCTTCTCCAAGTGGATTCTCCTTTTTTATTTGTGTAAACAAACTCAAGTAGGCTTGTTTTTGTGCAGTAGTCATTGATGGATTACCTGATATAAACAAGGCTTCAATCTCATCAGGTGTTACTGTTCTTTCATATGTGGACATAGCCTTGTCGATAGCCTGTTTAATTTTTCTTACATCTTTACTAAACAATCTATCAGGACATTTTGCTCCTCTATGTTCATCATAGAATTTTTTGTCCATTAAACTTCTAATTAACGATAGTTCCATGTTGTTTCTCCTTAGGGGTTAGGTTGTATAAATTATTTAAATCTTCTTCGTTTCTATATTTTAAGTCATCCTTTAATTTTAAAACTCTTACATCACTCACATGACCTCTTAACTCTTTTGCAAAGGCTAGTGTCTTGGGCATTGCATCAGGGTCTAGTGCTATTATCACAGTTGAGAATTGCGATAGGTACTTTCTATGTGATTCACTTAATGATGTTCCCAACACAGCTACCCCTACAAAAACATCACCACCTACAACAGAGGCACTTATGCAATCCTCAACCACGACTCCCACATTACCACAACCAAAAGAAAAAGGCAAGTTATTTTTTCCATACCTTTTCCATTTAGGTAATCGAAAAGTTGTAGAACGACCAATGGCATCTACGATAATCCCATTATCCTTGATAGGAAAAACAATCCTTTTATCCTTGATGTCATAGTAGAGTGGTATTTTTTTATAATCAATTCCATATTCACTTGTAAATTTTATAATCTCAGGTCTATCTGCATGATGAACTATGTACTCAGGCATAGTAAATGTATCATCTAGTTGTTTAACTAATTGTAATGATGTCTTTATGTCATCAACAGATAAGTGTATTCTTTTTGAACCTGACAATCTACAAGATGCCTTGTAACAATTCCATAAAAGATTGCCCATATTATTTGTAACACTAAAAGTTTTATACCCATTACATTGTGGACAGTTATATCTTTTACTTTCTCCTACATTTAAGTGTAAATCATTTATATATGTATATACATTCATATGTGTATCACTTAATATGTATCATTTAATTATTAGTATCGTAATTTTTTCTAGTTGTCAAGGCTCTTTTTGCACTTTCATAAGTATTTTTCATGTAAGGCTTAACAGATTGTGGATTTGCATGACCTGTAACTGACATAATCTGACCCATTGAAACACCTGCCTCTACCATCTCAGTAGTACCTGTCCTTCTTAAATCAGCTATTCTAAGCTCATTAGGTAACCCACAGAGCTTGATAACCCTTCTTGCTACTATGGATAGCCTATGAAGTGAATAAGGCTTGTATGAGCCTCTTAGGGTGCTTGGATAGGGTGCGACATATTCTTGGAAGTCATAGTCTTGTTTCTGCTCCTTTAACATTTCAAGTAAATTTTCGCTGATAGGCAGGGTAACACTTGCACCTCTCTTAGATTGTTCAAGATTGAGTATGCCCTTGTCAAAATCTATGTTCTCAAACTTTAACATCCTCATATCTCCAACTCTCTGACACCATTCATATGACATTTGTATAATTAAACCTAAACTTCTATACTTAAAATCATTGTAACAGTAATCTAACATCTGTGTTATCTGTTCTCTTGTCCATACAACCTTTCTAGGCTTGGTAACTTTACACTTAAATGTAGAGAATGGATTGTATTCTGCATATCCCATCTCCATAGCAAAGGAATAAACTTTCCTAGATGTTGCAACCATGTGGTTTGCCATATAAATGCCACGTTTTAGCCACTTTTCATATGACTGCCTAGCCATAGCACCTGATAACTTATTTACTTTAGTTGTACAAATAAAATTTTTGTTGAGTTGAGTGCCTAACATTGACTCTAAACAATTCGTATAATCTACTTGAGTTTTATAGGCTAACATATTGAAATCACTAGATTTATAGTATTCGTTAACCAAATCTTTTATTGTCATCTTGCTCATTTTTTAACTCTCTTTCAATTTTGTTTTGTTCAACAAATCTGTTTAAAAATCTAGTAACAAAATCATCTATGCCATTACTGTGATAATGAACTTTGTATTTAGGTTTTCTTCTAGACCACCTGCCTGTAGTCCAATAATAAACATACTCCCTACCCTCTTCATTTTCTATGTAAATCAATGATGCAGGTAAATTTATACAATATTCAATCTCTTTTTCTTTGAGATAATTTTCAACAAACTCTAAACTTTCGTTTGTATCTTTTCTAAATACTGCATCTCCTTTAGAATTAGTTCTAACATATTTCCATTTGCCCATAATTTAATCTCTCCTAAACTCTATTATAACCCATGCTATGAACATAGGTATGAATGTTATAATATAGACTATCCAAACTAACAAGGAATAAACATTGTGCTTTTTTGAATAGTCCTTCCAAGATAATAATATCATATCATCTTCCTTTTGTTGTTGTTTTGTTTTAGTCATACAACTATAACTCTTGTGTCCAATAATTATATAAATCATTGATTGTTTTATCGTCTGCTTTTTTAATCCACTTCCAAGAATTGTTTGCTAACTTTTCTTGTTCAACAATAAATTTAATTTTATCTTCTTTTGTTATCATAATCCTACTCCAAAGTATCCAAATATAAATGCTACTGAACTAGCACCTAGTATTAACCAAATTAAATCTTCATTATTCATGTTCTCCCCCTTTGTCATTGTTATCTAACTCAAATCTTTTGCCATTGTAATATATAGCACGACTACGACTAGGTGTATGATATCCTTTTTGTATAAAGAAGTTTGGCTTTCTCTTTGCAGTTTCAAATGTTGCAACTGTTATTACTACTGCACCCAATATGAATACATGAGCAACTGCAGTTATACCAAACATCCACATACTACCAAAATACATAGAGAATGCAATACACCACATCCATGCTAACACTTGCATAACCATATGCCTAGTGTTTAAGTCAGGTATATGTCGCAAGGGATTGTATTCATAGTTCATGACAGATTGCCATGCATCATGTATTAATTTAATCATGTGTCCACTCCTCTTGTTTACAAAACAAATCTATACCAAAGTCATAACCTTGATTATAATAATGGTGTGATTTTTTCTCATCTCTTGTGCCATGTATCATAGCATCTGTAACACCATCTTTAAAATTTTCTATGATTTTATACTCTTTAATTTGGCTCTCAAGTTCTAACAAATTAATTTTTCTTTTCTCATATTGAGCATCTGTCTCAACGTAAGGTTTCATTTCTAATTGGTCTCTTTGTATACTCATGATAATAACTCCTTTGCTACTTCAAATACTGCATATGCATACAATAGTATTATTATTAATTTTAATGTCTTATTGAATGAATCATCAGACATCTTTACCCAATGTGGATAATCTTTTTTCTTAGCCATCATGATACCTTTATGGCTATATAAATACATAGTCCTATGATAACAAGTTTACCATAGTCGAGGTCATATTTTGTACCTTCTCCATATCTCTTGTTAAAATCTATGTTTAACCATTCTATTATTCTACCCCACATAATTATTCTCCTTTCTTTGTATCTATATAAATTCTCATGCAGGATGACTCACTTAAATTTTGTCCATAAGCAGTTCTTCCTTGTCCCTTGAGTTCATCCTTGATGTGCTGACCCTTTACTCTCAATATATATGATTCCCTATTAAGATACTTCTTACAAGTGTCTACAAACTCTTGACCTTCTGTGTCATTAGGTATCTCAGAGAATACATATCTCCATCCTTGAGTGTAACAATCTCTAGCATATGCCTTTCTCCATCTTTGTTCTTCCTTAGATAACTTATTTATTAGTTCTTCTTTTTCTTCTAGTTGTTCTTTTAAACTTTCTAGTTGATTAGATAAACTAACACCTTCATCAAGAGCCTCATCTTTTTCTTTTCGTAATTCTTCAAGAGTATAGTCTTTAGGTTTAACTTCGAGTTTTTTTTCTTCAATGATATCATTTAAAGTTTTTACTTCACTCCTTAAACCATCAATTATTTTTTCTTGGTAAAGTAGCTGAGTATCTTTCTTTTCTAAGGCATCACTTATTTTAATTATATTTTTAACTAATTTTTTAACTTGCATTGTTATTTCTCCTATTAAGTTCTTGGTTAAATGCTTGTTGGAATCCACTATAACCATCAAAGCATGATACAATGGATTCAAATTCATGTAAAGGTAAATCTTTAATTATATGACTAATCGTAGGAATATTAAATCCATTTCCTAACATTTTATATCGTTGTGTCTTTGATACATGATTAGTATAATTGTCAGGTAAACCTTGTAATCTTTCGCATTCTAATGGTGTTAACTTTCTCCATGTCATACCTTTTACAATCACATTATCTTTTTGTACTGTTGTTAAACAATTTGTTTTACCATCTTGTCTAACCTCTATTTGTGTTGTAAATGGTAAGTCTAGTTGATTATCTTTTCTTGTACCATTTTCATCTAATCTTCTATTGACAATACGACCACCTTTAGTTGAATAAGTAGCAACCTTAGGTTCTCTATTACCACCTTGCATTGTTAATAGTGTAGGTGATTTTCCCTCTTGGTGGTATACTCTCTTGGCTTGTTCATGTTTATAGTGTGCATACTCTTCAGCATGACCTACTTCAATACAACCTACCATAGTTCGTTGTTTTCTTTGTATGCTATTCCACCAAACTGCACCATTGTATGTAGCAGTAAGACAATGTGATTTACCATTGGCATTGGTCATCTCTTTACAAGCTATACCATCTTCTTCTAGTATGTCTTGTAAGATTATATTTTTATCTTGTATATCACAATCTATAGGAAAGTTTGTCCAATATAATCTCTTTCTATTTTGTGCAGTAAATAGACTAGAGTTTAACATCAATGGTTGTACACCTAGATAACTAGATATTACATCTTGATATTCTTTTTTCATTATAACATTTTCTAGTAGAAAGTATTTAGGTTTAAGTTTATCTCTTAATCTAACAAACTCAAAAAACAATTTACTTCTTTCGTCAGCAAAGTTTAGTTGTTTTCCTGCAAAACTAAATCCTTGACATGGACTACCACCTACTAATATGTCAGTTGATTGTTGCCATTGATATGGTTGTATGTCTTGTATATCTCCTAACTGTATTGTGTTAGGAAAGTTTGCTTGTGTTACCTTGATAGGATATTTATCAATCTCACTAGCATAGTATTTTACATTGTGTTGCATTGTAGTTTCTCCTAGTTATATAAATATAATACATTGTTTTATCTTGTTGTCAACTAAAACAACCAAGAACTTCTTGTAATTAATATGTGTAATATTTCTCCAAACAATATTAATCCTATTATTATTTCCATTATTTAATATCCATTAAAGCAGTTGTCTTCATACAACCTATTTGAATTATTTCAAATTTAGTTATACGAGGTTGAAATTTTTCATATACATCTCTATCTAAGTCAGATTTATTATCAATATAAAACTGATTACATTCTTGTTCTGTCTTAAAGTAATGAGAAGATAAGACACCTTGTAAAGTTCTAGTGTCTGTCATTAGTAATACATATAATACCCAAGTCATTTTTTATTCTCCTAGTTTTAGTTGTATAATTAAGCTATCTTATTTTTATATTCTTTTATATCCTTTTCAAAAGTCTTAATACTTTGTGATAATTCCATAGTTAAATCTAATCCATCAAGTACACCTTGATATCTTTCCTCACTTACCTTTCCAAATATACCACAATGTCTTATGTATAGTCTTCTAAGTAATTCTACTTTAATTAAATGTGAGCTTGGCTTAGTCATTTTCATTACTCCTTATTTACTATTGCCTCTTCAATATCTATTTGTAATTCCTTTAGTTCTTCTAAAGTGAATACATCTCTAATCAAAAACTTTGTATTAAATAATTGATTTTTCCAATAAATTTTTGCATCTTCATTTGTCATTTCATATACCTTTCTATTTGTTTATATAAGTAGTCTAAGCTATTTTCATTGGCTTGGTATCTTATACCTATGCCACCTTTAGCTATCCATTTTTCTATGTTTTTTGGTTTATCATCTATTAGAATGTTAGCCTTGCCTTTATATGTTGCATACTTTTCTTTTCTACCTACGAAGATTGCATCAGTAGGTGTATACTTATGTTTAGCTAACCAATACCTTTTCCAAAATTCTGAGTTATTATTGTCGTATCTTAAAGGCGAAGATAAGATATTCCAATCTCCATCTGTTATTTTATTTATATAACTAATTAGAGTATCACTTGTTTTGAACTTTGGTATGTGTCCAAAAAAGTTAGTTCCTTTTAAGTCTGATACTGATTGCTCCATATCTATTTCTTTCCAATGTTTTACATTGTATCTTTCTTCTATTGCCTTGAAGAAGTCAGCTATCACTCCATCCATATCTAAGTAGATTTTTGTTTTTAGTTTTTTCATTTTGTGTCCTTTCTTATTTAGTTATATAAGTAATAGCATGAGATTTAAGTATTGTCAAGAAGAAAAAGTGTTGCAAAAATGCAACACCTTTCTATTGTTGTTAGGCTACTTCTAATTCCTTGAACTCTTTAGAACTAATCCATTTAGATACTTCTTGTTCTCTATTCCACATAGATATGCTTTCAGTATCATTGCCCATCTCTTTTAGTTTAAATCCATTCCTTTCGTCAGCATAGCTTGAATAGTTAGTAAATGCTGAATATAAAGAGAATAAATTGTTACCTCTATTGCTCACTTCATTTAGATATAAGCTATTCATTTTATCAGCTTTTCTATCTGACTTAACAATTTTAGCAATAATATCTTTTACTTCAACACCATCTAAAGTAATTTTTGCCCAAGCATTCAGCCTTTTAGATTGCTCATAGAAGTTATGTTTAGCATTTTGTACTTCATCAGCAAATACATCTATATTAAATCTTGAAGTATTTTTTCTTCTAACTTTGTCATATTCTCCACTAATCTGACCATTAGTACAAAAGAAATCTATTGCTCCAAAATATACTTGATTGCTCATACTACCATCAACACCATGTAAAGCTATAATTCTTTCAGCTATTGTTGTTTCATGTACATCAGTTTGTATTTTAGTTGTAACATTAGGCAAGGTAATATCAGCAATTATAACTGCATTATCTTTAGCAGTTGATACTTTTACTTTTGCATCAGCTAATTCTAATGGTGTTCTATTTGCTTTTATAACTCCCTCTACTGCATCAATAAAATTACTATGTGATGTAGTCTTAAAACTATTTCCTACTATTCCAATAGGTTTATCAGTTAAGGTGTTGATAACATATTTTTTACTTGCTAATCTTGTTTTTTCATAGTCAATATCAAATAATAAGTTATCATCTAATTGTATTAATTTTTGTGTATCTAGCATTTTATTTTTCTCCATTGTTATTGTTTAATTGTATAACTAACACACTAAAATAAATCAATGTGTTAGTCAATAAGTTTTTTTAGTATGGTAAAGTTAATTGTTTATCTTCTTCTTTATCCCAAAATCTAGCATCTTTTGGTAACTTGGTAAATCTTCCTAACTCATCTCTAAAATTATCTTGAATTAAGAAAATCCAATGTTTACAAATCTTACCTTTTTTTGTTTTAAAAGATAAACTTTTTACGTCTATGTTTTTTAATATTAATTGTTGCATTGTATTTTTCCTTTCATTTAGTTATACAATTATAATACATATATAAAATTAATTGTCAATAAACTTTTTTTATATAACTATTATTTTTTTCCATTCTTTTATATTCATATCTATATTTTTCAAAACCACCTAAAAAATATTTCATGTTGTATACTTTGTGATATTCTCTAGATTTTCTTACTTGTTGTCTTTTCATTTTCCAAAATCTTAATCTTTTTTTATCTCTTGATATAGTCATTTTTATATACTCCCTTTAATTTTTCCATACTACATTTAAAACAATATAACCTATTATTAAAAATATACATCTTATATATTATATCTTTTTTGTTACAAGTTATACAATTTATTTCATCTTTATTATCTATTATCAACATAATATTTTTGCTCTTTCTCTAAGTATTTGTTTAACTAAAACATAATCTTGATATTCATTTAAAGTCATTCCAATAGTGTTAACAGTACACCATTTATCTATAAAATTAGATAATAAAATAACATCATTTTTTAATTCTTTTATTTCAGCTTTTTGTTTAGCATTTAATTTTTTCATTGTTTTATTTCCTTCCTATTTATGCAAAATTAAATCATGAAAATTAAACATGATATAAAATAATAATCCCATAAAAAATAATGTTATAAGATAAAAACTTTTTTCACCATTAAATAAACCATAAGCAAAAGTTATGAATATTAATGATATAATTAAACCTATTATTATTATATATAATAGAGTTAATAATAAATGTTTAAGCATTGTTTTATTCCTTTCTATGATAGTAGTTAATTAAATATTGTGTATTCTTTTCCATGCTAACCATGTAATGGCTTGTAATTCATAGGCTTTTAAAACACTACCATTAACTTTTATTTTCTTACTTGCTTTTAAATATGCTTTTTGTATTTTTGCATATTCTAATTTTGTTATATTGGTTTTAGGTGTTGTTAATCCTTGTCTATCATTATAAAATATATTTCTTGCATGACCATCAATAGTTATTTCTGTTTCATCACCATTAATATTTTTATAAAATGATACAATTTTTTTACCATTTAAAATGGTTATTGTTTCTTCATAGCTTGGCATTGTTTCAAGTATCAGCCATGCTTTTTCTTTCATCTTGTTATATGTTGATACTTTAAAGCTTTCAATGGCATTACCATTTATAAAGGCATTAATCATGGTGTCAGCATTTTCTATATTTCTATCCCATTTATTATTAGGTGATAATCCTGCAATCACACCTATAACAATATGTATTGGAATATCATATTTTAAGGCAAGTTTTTTACTTTCAATATATGCTTTTTTATACCATGTTACACCATGTTTAATTTCTTCAGGTGTAGAAAGATTATATATATTAATTATGTTTTTTATTTGCATTGTTTTATTTTCCTTTCATCTAGTTATATAATTAATCTTTATTATGCAACAATACAAAATTAATTATACTGTTGCAAGATAAAAATTAATTTTCTTTTTTAAACTTTGTTATTAAAGTTAGATTTTTTGATTTTATATAAAATGTTTTATCTTCATAGGCATTATAGACTTTTACTTTTTGTGGTGTAAATCCAACAATTCTTCCTTTATTCGCAAATTCGCCTTTTTGATAATCCATATTAACATAATCATTAATATCTAATTTTGTTTTATAATAATCTAAATATTCCATTGTTTTTTTCCTTTCCTATTTAATTAATTTAAACCATTCGCAGAATTGTAACCAATTACAAAGCCAAGCAATTCATCTTTAGAATTAAACCTTTTTAAGTCTTCACAATGCTGATTATAACCAATATTAATAGAATATTTATTGAAAGTTATTCCATCTTCTTTTATTCTTTTAATATCCTTATAAGGAAAACCATGTTTCATAATATGATTTGTAAATATTTTGCATTGGTTCGCATAATAATATTTATTATTACAAGTTAATCTAAAATTAATATTTTCTTTGTTTAGTTTAAATTCTAAATCATTCCTTTCCTTTATTAAATCCATATCTAAAGTATTAAAATAATTATCTTCTAATATTTTTTTAATTTCATTTAATCTTTTTTGAGTTTTATTTAACATTGTTTTTTTCCTTTCATTGTTAGTTTTATTTGAGTTTAATAACTCTTGTACTACAGACATTTTATAATCTGTAGTAATAGAGTAATTAAATTATTTCATTAATATGTAATTTATGTTTTTGATATACCTTTTCTTCTAATGCTACTAATTTATTATAATAATTTTCTAAATTTGTTATTTCAGCTTTTTTAATTTTATCCTTAGGATATATAAAAGTATGTTCAGCTATTTGTATCATTTTATTATCTAATTCAATCGATATTGAACCAAGTTTTCTTAATAATTTTTTATTTAGTTTTTTATAATCCATTTTGTTATTTCCTTTTTAATAGTTAATTTTGTACATTAGATATTATTATAATTTAAATGTCAAACATTTTATTTATATAACTAAAATTTATTTTTGTATTATATAGTATTAATATATTAACCATACATTGTTTATTTTTTTTATACACACTTTTAAGCAATATAGATGTATATTTTAAAATCATTAGTTAAATAAACAATTTAAAAAGATAACTGATAATAAAACAGTTTAACAATTCAATTAAATCAATAGTTTATATAGTATTTTATAATATATTTTAGAATATTATCTAAATAAAGTATATTTTTTGCTAGAAAAGTCATATATAATTGTTTTTTTAGGGCATATGGGCATCAGCCATGCCCGGTAGTACAGATACGTGTACAGAGAAATACACAGAAGTGAAAAATCAAGTGTTAACCACTATATAAACTGACGATATGCCTACACATAGTTGCAAAAAAGTCACACTAAATGCACAAAAATAACTGCCACACTAAATTATTTCTTGACAGTATCCTAAAAATCCGGTATAATGATGTATAACTGGCTCACTGAGAGTGTACATATTAAGTGTATACATATAAAATATAAATACATTTAATATAAAAACACTTAAATGTAACAATTAAGTGGTTTCTTCTAAATATAAACTCTCGTACCTGAACAAAGTCCTTGACAATGACACGAAAATCAGTAAAACTATATACACCAGAGAATATGTTAGAAGCATTTTATGATGCTATCCGTAATAATAAGTTAAATAGTCTACACATCCCTCACAGTTCCGTGTTTTATGTACGTGCTGCGATAGAAGCAAAGACCGGTGAACGTTATACACTGAAGCACGTAGAAAATGCAATGAAAAAAGAGGGAATGTTAAAAGATGTATGAATTATTTGTATTGGCTTGTCTGATAGGCAGTCCAAATATGTGCGTAACACTAAAAGATTTGTATAGTCCACACGCAACCCATGATAAGTGTTTAGCAAGAGCTTATGAAATAGCACAAGGAATGCCAGTTCATATGCCGATGTACTTCCCCAAGAGTTATAAATGCCTAAACATGGAGACAGAAGGCGATAAGATAAAAACAACATGGCAACCAAACGTAAAAGAGGTGGACTAAAAGGTTTCACTCAAAAGAGTGGAGATATGCGACCCACAAAAAGTGGTGCAGGAATGACTGCAAAGGGAGTCGCTAAGTATAGAAGGCAAAATCCGGGTAGTAAATTAAAGACAGCAGTAACAGAAAAATCACCATCTAAAGCTAGAGCTAAAAGACGTAAGTCTTTCTGTGCAAGAAGTGCAGGTCAGATGAAAAAATTCCCTAAAGCTGCAAAGAATCCCAATAGCCGACTAAGACAAGCTAGAAGAAGATGGAGATGTTAATATGAAGTTGAAACAGCCAACAGCCAAACAGGTGGGACTAAAGAAATTACCGACACCTGTAAGAAATAAAATGGGATACATGAATAAAGGCTCACTCGCCACCAAGAAAAAAACTAAAGGTGGTAACAAAGGTGGAAAAGGAATACTTGTTGTTAGTATAGGTGTAGGTAAAATGACGAAGAAGAAACCTACAACTAAGAAGAAGACAACAAAGAAAACTAAAAGGAGAACATAGTGTCACAAATGAAACGAAAATTTAAGAAAAAAGAAGAAGAAAAAAGAAAATATAATACTTTGTTTTATCAATTTGCTGGTGAGAAAAGTAGAAGAGAATTTAAGAAAAAGGATGGCACGTGGTATGAAGTTAGGAAAGATGGCACATTAAAATCTCGCCCACCTGTTGCGACAATACTAGGAGCTTTGAATAAAGGACCTTCTCATCCAGCCATATACCTGCCCTCTGCTACTCAAAAAAGAAAAGATGCATCCTTAAGTATACTAGACACACTTAAGTCAGTTACAAAATCAACTAAAGGACAAGCTCAAGCAAGCACACTCACAGACTCAGATAAAAAAGGTAAGAAAACAAAAACAATACAGGAACTTCCTAAAAAGAGACCTGACAAAAAACTTAAAAAGTTAGAGACGAGAGATGTAAAAACTTTTGAAACAAAAGAAGCTAAACCTATAGAAAAGAAAAAAGACTCTGCTCCTACAACACCTAACTTAAAACCTTTTCAAGGTTCATATAATCAAGACACACAAAAACTTGTAAACATAAAGGGCAAAACTTTCGTTGCTCCAAAAAGTTATGAAAAACCTAAATCAAAAACAAATCCATCATTTAAAAGATTGTTGGATAAATTAGGTTTGAATAAAGGTTCTTATGTTGGTAAACCTAAAACAGGACACACTGACTATAGAAAATCTGGCTTATTTAAATAGGGAGAAATAATTATGCCAATGCACGGAAAAAAGAAATCCAAGATGATGAATCGTGGTGGTGCTGCTAAAAAGAAATCAAAAATGATGAACAGAGGTGGTGCTATGAAAAAGAAGTCCAAGATGATGGCTAGGGGTGGCAAAGTCAAAATGGCTTATGGTGGAATGAAAAAGTCCAAGATGATGGCTAGAGGTGGAGCAGCAAGACGTAAGTAATGTCTTACCTTATAAGTAACGTACCCCATTTCAAGTGCTGGGTACGTAAAGAGTTTACTTGTAATCACCAAAATTATCATGGTGAGTTTCTACACGCAATAGCATTTGCTGTCAATACCATACCTGACAGGTCACTGAGCTTTCAGGTAGTGTTTACAGGATGCACCGAAGAGAACAATGTTCATGGTGGTGCAATGTGGGCAAGGATGCCGATACAGGCACTCGTAGCTGACATACCTGTAGATGAATGGGCAGAGCCAATGGAAGACCATTTATGTCAACCTTGGGACTGTGAATCAAGACATCATAGTGTTATAGTCATGGATAGAGTAAGTTCCTCACCTTGGCTATGCAAAATAGACAATCAGTTCTTCACTGCTAGATATATGTTTACTGTAGATTATACAGACCATGAAATAGCAGATGACCCTGCACAACATAAACAATCTCATGTATTGTATTTGTTGGATGCAGGTGAGTGGACAGGTAACATTGTTGCATTACCAAATAACAGAGTGAGAGCAACAAGTCCTGCATTATGGGTAACAGGAGAGGGTGCTCCTGACTTCGCACCTTCACAGTGGTTACACTCAGCAGAGTCACACGAATCCTACTTAGACCCTTATACAACATTTAACAATCTATATTCAGATGGTGGCAAGACTACAAACAATAAGAAGAAAAATAAAAAGTAAACAAAAACTTGGTTTTTCTGAAAGAGCTAGAGCAGTGAATAAGGGATTGTTACCATCAAAGGCGAAAAAAAATGGCAGTAAAAAGAAAAAGCACAGTAAATAAAGCAGGTAACTATACTAAACCTGCTCTACGCAAAAGAATATTTAACAGAATAAAGGCAGGTGGCAAGGGTGGTGCTCCGGGACAATGGTCAGCACGTAAAGCTCAGATGATGGCTAAAGCCTATAAAAAAGCAGGTGGAGGCTATAGAGGATAATGCCACACTACACTAGACCATTAAAAAAAGTTATAGGCAAACTTAAAAAAGCATCTAAGGCTCATGCAGGACAGGCTAAAACTTTAACAAAAATAATGAAAGACCAAAAGAAAGGTTACAAGAAAGTTGTCAAAAAGAAAAAAACGTGACCCAAAAGTGGGTACCGGGAAGAAACCGAAGGGTTCAGGGAGACGTTTATACACGGATGAAAACCCTAAAGACACAGTTAGCATCAAGTTCGCCACCCCAACCGATGCAAGAAACACAGTTGCAAAAGTTAAAAAAATCAATAAGCCTTATGCGAGAAAGATACAGATACTTACTGTCGGTGAGCAAAGAGCAAAAGTGATGGGCAAGACTGAAGTTGTTGCCATATTTAAAAGAGCAAAAGAGAGTTTAAAGAGAGCACATGAACGAAGAAAGAAAAAGGTGTAAAACTTGTGATTGTTACGACTGCGATTGTGAAGATTGTACCTGTGACTGCCACAAAGAAGAGGAAGACATAGAGGGTGTTCCTGTATAAATGATAGAGTTTCTTCTGATATTTATGATTGACAAACAAATCGTAAATCAGAGTCAAAGATTTAAGGACATTAATAGATGTCTTTATTTTGCAGAAAGACTGCATGACCAACCAGCAATACCAACAGAGGATGGAAGCAAACGTATAACTGCATATTGTAAACCTGTAAGGAAGTAGAATGTTAGCAGAATTAGCAGCTGCAAATGCTGCCTTCGGTGTAATAAAAAGTTTCATAAGCAACGGAAAAGAACTAGCTAGTTGTGGGAAACAAATCTCAGACTTTGTATTTGCAAAAGAGCAGATAGAAAAGAAGGCTAAAAAGCAGAGAGCCAAGGGTGTACGCACAAATGATTTAGAAGAGTTCATGGCTTTAGAAAAGATAAAGCAACAGGAAGAAGAACTCAAACAGATTATGATATATGCAGGTAGACCGGGATTATGGCAAGATTGGCAAAGGTTTCAGGCAGAGGCTAGAAAGTCAAGACGATACGCAGAGAAGATGGCTCAGAGAAGAAAAGAAGAGCTTCTTGAAATGATGGGTTACAGTATAGCATTCATAGCCTTACTAGCATTCGGAGGTATGATATTATACTTTGTAGGTAAATGGACAGGTAAATTATAATGGCACTTAAAAAATCACAGAGGTCTTTAGTTGCGTGGACAAAACAAAAATGGAGAACCAAATCAGGTAAACCTAGTACACAAGGGAAAAAGGCTACTGGTGAACGTTATCTACCTTCCGCAGCGATTAAGGCTCTTTCTCCCAGTGAATACGCAGCCTCTTCGGCTGCTAAACGAAAAGCGAAGAGAGCAGGTAAACAA